GGTCTTTGCATCTCCGAAGGATTAAAATTAGCATGGAAGGAGGCAAAGAACATGGAAGAAACAATGGAGGAAAAACTTATCCGCCTTGGCTATAAGGTGTGGGAGAAGGGCGACATGAAACGTATCTATATTAATGACTTTCAGAAATATTTGGAAGTCGAAGAAACTAATACGCCAGCAGCAATGGGAAGCGGTAGAATAGTAAACGGTATTTGCACAGACGAATGTAATGCCCCGACACGACGTCAAGTATTAAGTCTGATTGATTGGGGATTTGGCGCAAAATTATATTATGATTGCCGGAAAGAAGACTGGGGATGCAAAAACCCAGGCAACAACTTAATTAAGAAAATCCTCTGGACAGTTGCCGATAAGATAGAGATTTTATAATAAATACCCGCCCGGCGGCGGAATCCGCCGGAGAAAGAAGGAAAATATGACAGCAGAAGAAAGAAACAAGTACATAGAGTTTATGTACGATTATAAAAATGAATATAATTGCGAAAATTGCCCGGAAAATAGAGGGGATTTTCCACATGACAGATTACCTTGCGGACAACAAAATTGCTGGGTAACCTGCCACTGTAAGGAGATGTAAATATTATTACCGCCCGGCGGCGGAATCCGCCGGAGAAAGAAGGAAGTATGAAAAAGTACAACGTATACAAAGCCACACGAGAGATTAAAGAAAGAGACATTTCAGAAATAGTGCAGGGGTGTACATTTTTTTGCGATGGTGTTTTCGAAGAATTAATAAAATCTTGTGACACATTAGAAGAAGCAAAAGAAGTCTTGGCGAAACATAAGACAGATATTACGGATTATGATGGGCGTTATCTGGCTACGGAATACTGTATTTTGCCAGAAATCTATGACGAAGACGGCGAGATCGTGGAGTCTGGCGACATCGAAGAAATTACAGAAATGAAAATCGGTGTCGAGGACGAAGAGTGGAACGTTGTAAAAACATTTGACAATCTAAAAGAGGCGAACAATTTCATACATAGTGACGAAAGAGAATTGACGCTGATTTATTAGGATGAAAGGGGGAAATGGTATGCAAAAATTCAATAAAAGGAGAAAACTAGATAGATTCTTGGCTACCTTGCCTGAAGACATGGTTTTTAAGTCAAACAATGAGTTTAGGATAAAAATGCCAAACGGATACATTGGCATTGGATATTATTACCATGATTATTATGCATTTGGGGGACATCGGTATTCTGAATACAATACTATACAAGAAAACATAGATGCAGTAAAAGAACTTATTGACAAACAAGGAAAAAAGAAGTAATATATAGACATGGTTTTAATGGTAACATTTTGGGATGTAAATGTTAGTTTAATTTTGAAAACCAAAAAATTAATAGTTCCATTCTGGAAGATAAAGCACTTGCTTCGGCAGGTGCTTTTTTGTTATTTTGAGAAAAAAGAAAAGAGGGAAGAATTAATTCTTCCCTCTTGTTGGTTGTCCTATTAGTAGACTAATTATTTTAAATTAATAGTTATCTTCTTATCTGTCCAGAACGAAGCACTATATTCTAAAATCACTTTCTTTGCATCTTTTGGCACTTCATAGTATGCTGTAAAGCTTACGTTCTTTCCTGGAGATAAATTAGTATTAACAAAATCACTGTCTCCTATGTATTGCTGTTCGCAAGCTGAATTATCTGCATAGCAATCACAATCAGATACAGATACATATTTGTCACCTTTTTCTGCAATATTTTCGCAAGTAAAGTCTACAGCTACATATTCACATCCATCTTTTGGAGTAAAGTACTCTCCGGCATCATATCCAAATTCGGCTTTTTTAGCAGTTACTTTTAAACCGTCATTTTCAAAAGATTCGCCAACCTTTACGCTGTCTTTCTCTTTTGTTTCTTCCTTTTTGGCAGTTTCTTTCTTAGCCGCTGTTGTTGCGGTGGTACTTTTTGAAGAATCAGTGGAAGAACTGTCATCGTCACCACCACCCATTGCCATGCCTAAAACAGCCAGAACGATGATAATGATAATTACCCATTTCAACTTGCCGCCCTGTTTCTTCCGACAATGAGGACACACTTTAGCTTTTGCGTCAATTTCCTCTTTGCAGTGCTTACAAACTTTGGTTTTTTCCTTGCTCATAGTTTCTTCTCCTTTTTTATTATTACCATATTGCAAATATTAGCAAAATAGTTTGTTGCAAATAAATTATATAATAAATAAAATGATTTGTCAGTATAAATTTAAATAAATCCGCATATTTCCTTTAACAAAAACATAAAAATATTTATAACAAATTAAAAAAAAGGTGGGGTTGCATGGATTACAAGAAAGAAATTATTAAAATGCTTGATATGGCAGATGAGCGTTGTTTGCGGCTCATCTACGTACACATCAAGGCTTTACTAGGGCTGAAATAATCAGCCCTTTTTGTTTTCTTGCATTAGTTCCACCATCTTTTGAAGAACTTCCCAATCGGATTCATCTAACGCCGAAAGCATCGAAATAAATTTCTTTTTAAAAGAATCTTCCTCGCTTTTCAGTACATCACCGACAAAGTTTTCTATCTGCTCATCTCTTGTTAATTCGATAAACATTTCACCGTTTCCAGTTCGAAGCCAATCTTCATTGACGTTAAATTTAGTACATATGTCCTGTATTGTTCTTTCACTAGGCTGTTTAACCCCTGAACATAATTGTGATACAAAAGCCTGTGATACATTAAGTTTTTCAGCGAAAGCTGTTTTTTTCATCCCAAGACTCTTTATCAGATAATCAATTCTTTCGTTAAGACGATTCATTTTTGACACCTCCTTTCTAATTAGTATAGTACACCATGGTAATTACAAAGTCAATAAAAAATATAACTGAGTTATAAAAAACTATTGACAATTTATCTGAGTTATGATAAAGTATAACTAAGCTAAGAAACACAATACAACCAAACAGGAGGGAAAACAAAATGAAATTCTACGATATTTTAATGGTAATCAACAATAATGCATTGATTAGAACAACAGTAACAATGTTTGGTATGAAGTTCAAAACAGAGCACCGTGCGGATTACTTTTTAGGTTGTGGAACGGATGAGCTTTTAGACAAAAGAGTTGCTGATATGAAAGTGACAGAAAAAAATGTGCTTGAAATTATTTTAGAAAATAAATAGCCGAAACGGTCAGAAATGACCGTCTGCCGGGAATGACCGCCCGGTACTGATGATGGCAGGTCGAGAAAGAGAGGTGCTGAAAATGTCAGAAAAAGAAAAACAGATTCTTGAAGCTATAACAAAGGCTATTCCTAACATGTCTGAATTTAATAAAGGCTACTTGCTTGGCATGGGCGAGGCGATGGCGAGCAATAAAAAACAGGAATGTGAAGAACAGAAAGAAGGCGATTAAATGAACGGTATTACAACATTTGAAAACCTTGAGTTTGGAGCAATTCGAACCAAGATAATTAAAGACGAACCGTACTTCTGCTTGCCAGATGTTTGCGGAGCGTTAGAAATTAAAAATATCAGTCAGTTAAAAACCAGACTGAATAAAGATGGGGTCATTATTAGTGAGGTCATCGACAGTGTAGGAAGAAAACAAAATGCAAACTTTGTGAATGAACTCAACCTTTACAAAGTAATCTTCCAGAGCCGCAAAGAAAGTGCAGAACGCTTTACCGACTGGGTAGCCGGAGAGGTTCTTCCATCTATCAGAAAGACAGGAAGTTACCAGAAGCCTACAACAATAGCGGAGCAGATAGGTTTACTCGCCACAGGCTACGGAGACCACGAAGACCGTATAAAAAATCTTGAGAGCAATATGGTGATTGACTACGGTCAGCAGCAAACACTGCGACAGCACGTCAATAAAGCTGTTTTAAATGCATTAGGCGGCAAGGACACAGAGGCATATGCATATATCAGCAAAGTTGTGTTTTCTGAGTGCAACAGGGATTTGCAAGACAGATTTAAGGTTAACAGCCGGAACAACATCCCTCGCAAACGATATGAGGAAGCTATTGACTATGTAGACAACTGGGAACCAAAAACAAATACAAAGTTAAAGATTGACGAGTATAACCGTCAACAGAGATTTGAGGTATAGGAGGTAAAAAATGAAGGTTATGTACAATTTACTGACCATCATGTCAGTAGCGTTGGTTATCTGGATCTCGTCCAGTTGGGTTGGTGTGGTAACACATACCGCCGGAAAAGATTATAGCAATTATAATTTTTTCGTGATGTTAGGGGGTGAATAAAAAATGAATGAACCTCCGAGACCAGAGTATGTTGCTAGACTACTCTACACCCTTTTAGGACGACAGCAGGGCGTAGAGTATGACAAAGTGTTCTACATAGATAAAGACGGCGTAGAACACGAGGTAAAAAAGGAAGAACCTTACCACTAGGCTCTTGCCAAATAAAACATAACTAGATTTTACAAAAGACTTGGCAATTTGTCAAGATAGGAGGTAGACATGGCAGTAATGAGAATAAATAAAACGTCAGACTACACCGTTATGTCGAATTATCATTTTAGAGAAAAGGATATGTCTTTAAAAGCAAAAGGCTTACTGAGTCTTATGCTTAGTTTACCGGAAGACTGGGACTTTACAGTTAAGGGGCTGGCAAATTTAAATAAAGACGGCGTAGACGGCGTAAGAGCCGCATTAGAAGAGTTAAAAACGTTCGGATACCTGAGAGTGACTCGTGAGAGAAACGAAAAAGGACAGGTAAGTGGTACAGTTTACGACATTTACGAAAAGCCAACACAGGAAAAACCTGTATTGGAAGAACCTAAAGAGGAAAAACCTATATTGGAAAAACCAACACAGGAAAAACCTATACAGGAAAATCCAACGCAATTAAATACTAAAGGAATAAAATACTTAAATAATAAAATACTTAAGGAATCAAGTACTAAAGGAATAAAAGAGAGTGCGCGCGCAAAGAAAGAACCGGAACAGTATTTCGAGGATGAAGAACTTAACCGCAAGTTTTTGGAATTCCTTGCTATGCGTAAGAAAATCAGAAAGCCAGTAAGAACAGACAGAGCCTTGAAAGCTTTGCTCAAAAAATTACATGAGTTGTCTGGCGGAGATTTGGGAACGATGAAAAAAATCATAGACCAGTCATTGGACAAGGAGTGGCTAGGATTCTTTGAGTTGAAAACAGCTAATGACAACACGAAGAATATTAACGACCGACTGTACGGAGATATACAGCACTGGGCGGCACAGAAAGAACAGGAGGGAGGCGGAATGTATGACGATTTCGGAGTTTTCTAAAATCGTGGCTGCACTAAAGACCGTCTACACGGCTCCAGGATTTGTTCCCAACGAACAGGCGTTGGATATGTGGTACCGCCTGGTAGGCAAGAACAACGACTACCAGACAATAAGCGTAGCAGCGCAGATGTACATGACAACTGGCAAGTTCCCGCCGACACCGGCAGACATTTTGGAGTGTGCCAGTAAGCTCAAGGCAGAAAGCAGCTATTTGAGTGAGCAGGAAGCATGGGCAACAGTGGCAAAGGCGTGCAGTAATGGGATTTACGGCTACAGAGAGGAGTTTGACAAACTGCCCCCTACGTTGCAAAAGGCAGTAGGAACGCCACAGACGCTCCATGACTGGGCGGTAGTAGATTCAGCGGACTTTCAGACGGTCATACAGTCAAACTTCCTCAGAAGCTACAGAGCGGCGTTAGAAGCACAAAAGGAGATAGACAAGTACCCACCGAAGCTCCAAGAGATGATAAGAGCGGCGGGAGCGATAGAGCAGAAAGAAACAGTACCAGAACTACCCACACTGGGAGAAATAGTTGGACGGTTAGAGCAGGATAATAAAAATTATACCCCGGAACAATGTAGTGGAGCGTTGGGGGATTGGATAGCAGGAAAGAAAGAGAGGCTAGGGTATGGATACAATGATTAACGCAACCGGATTTCCGGCGAAGGAATACGACAACGAAGTGACAGGGAAAGGAGTAATCCCGGCAGAAGTCACGATCACTGTCAAAGACAAAGAGGTAGCGCAGGGACTGCTCGAGCTGTTTAGACTGGGCGTTGAAAGAAGCGACGATATGAAAAAGATAGAGGCATACGCCAGAGGCTACAACGAACTGAGCAAGGCTATTAAAGAGGCATGGGGGACAGGAAATGGAACGAGGATTTGACCCGGCTAGAGAATATTTAAAGACACAGCACCTTGAAGCGGAATATGAGTGCAGAACAGCACACAAAGCAATCAAACGAGGTGCGGCAAGCTACAACGAATACGAGAGATATGAGGAGGAATTAGAGCAATGACATTATACGAGATTGACAGTGCGATCATGGATTGCGTAGACGAGGAGACAGGAGAAATTATTGACCTTGAAAAACTTGAGGATCTCAACATCGAGAGAGACAAAAAGGTGGAGGGAATCGCGCTGGCGGTAAAGAATTATGCCGCAGAAGCAAAGGCAATCAAAGAGGAGGAAGAAAAGCTTGCGAAACGCCGTAGAAGTTGCGAGAACGCCGCACAGAGGTGCAAGGACTATCTGTCCCATGCTCTTGAAGGCGAAAAGCTCAAGACGGCAAGAGTTAGCGTATTCTACAAGAGCAGCGAGTCTGTGGCTATTGACGATTTGGACAGCCTGGCAGAGGAATACATCAGAATTCCAGAGCCACAGGCGGACAAGACAGCGATTAAAAAGGCGATTAAAGCCGGGAAAGAGGTCGCAGGGGCGCACATTGAGACCTCAAAGAGCGTGATTGTGAGGTAAGAAAGATGGGAGATATTCACAAAAAGTTGCAAAGAATTCAGACAGAATTAAAGGTGCCCAAGAGTAAATACAGTGAGTATGGCGGCTATAGCTACAGGAGCTTAGAAGACATCTACGAGGCAGTAAAGCCTTTATTGGACAGGGAAGGCTTAATATTAGTTGTAAGCGACGAAATTATCATGTTGGGCAACCGATTTTATATAAAAGCGACAGCGGTTTTAAAAGACGTAGAAAGCGATGGCAGTTTTTGCGCTACAGCATACGCCAGAGAAGAAGAAAGCAAAAAAAAGATGGATGCAGCACAAGTTACCGGGTCGGCATCAAGTTACGCAAGGAAATACGCGTTAAATAGCTTGTTTCTTTTAGACGATTCAAAAGACGCGGATACAGACGAATATAAACGCAACGAGGTTGTCACAGAGAAAGAAGCGAAACGGCTCTATGATTTTATGCAAAAAAAGGGAATGACGGAAGCTCAAATTAAAGAATGGGCAAGTCAAAGAGGTTTAAAATCACTGTATCAGACGACGCGGCAACAATATGCCGAAGCCATGAAGGAATTAGGGCTGGAATAGCATGGATTTAACTGGAAAAATAAAAAACTTAGCAGTGGATTATTTTAGCAAAAAGATAACAGTTACCCTGGAAATCAACGAGGCGGAGCGATTTATAAAGGGTGTGGACGAACTGAAAAAGTTAGAAAAGTTGTCCATAGCAATTAAACCATTCCGCAAGAAAAGAAGCCTGTCAGCAAACGCCTATTTCCATGTCCTAGTCACCAAAATAGCGGAGAAAGTTGGAACGAGCAAGGCAGAAGCCAAAAATTTGATGATAGGCAGATACGGACAGCCGGAGTTGATAAAAGGAGACATAGCAGTTTTAAAAACCAATGTTCCGACCGACATCATGTACAAAAAAGAGGACGTTCACACGGTTGCGATAGGACGGCGGCTAGAAAAAGGCAAAGAGGTAGTGTTTTACAGGCTCATGCGAGGTTCACACACCTACGACAGCCGGGAAATGAGTGAGCTAATAAAAGGCACGATACAGGAAGCAGAAGACTTAGGAATCGAAACGCTAACACCAAGAGAACTGGAACAAATACTAGGAAAATGGAAGCCAAGAAAGGAAGAAGAGAAATGAAAAAATTTGAATTAACAACAGAGTCTATTACAAACGTAGCTGGGAAAAAATTATTTAGAATTAAGGCATTAATTGATTTTGGAGACGTGAAAGCCGGAGAAGTTGGCGGGTACGTAGAGAAAGAGGGGAATGTATCGCAAGACGGCGATGCATGGGTTTCCGGCAACGCAAGGATTTCCGGCAACGCAAGGATTTCCGGCAACGCAAGGATTTCCGGCAATGCAGAGGTTTCCGGCGATGCAGAGGTTTCCGGCGATGCATGGGTTTCCGGCGATGCAGAGGTTTCCGGCAATGCAGAGGTTTCCGGCGATGCAGAGGTTTCCGGCGATGCAAGGATTTCCGGCAATGCAGATTATACACTAATACAGGGCTTCGGAACAGAATTCCGCTGCACAACTTTTTACAGGGGCAAAAATAAAAAAATAATGGTTAATTGCGGATGCTTTCATGGAGATTTAGAAGAATTTAAAAAACAGGTAAAGGAAACACGAAGTGAAAAAATAGCAAAGGAATACTTAATGATTGCTGATTTAATGGAAAATCATTTTGCAAGCGAGGATTCTGGCAATGAATAGCGTACTACAAACTAAAAAAGAGTGTTTTTTCTGCAAAACGACTAGAAATCTGCACAGACATCATGTCCTATATGGCAGTAGCAACAGAAAACAAGCCGAAAAGTATGGTTTTACAGTTTATTTGTGTTTGAATCATCATACCAACGGCGGCGAGGCAGTGCATCGCAACCCAAACGGACCGCTAGACAGGTATCTCAAAGAGCTGGCGCAGAAGTACTGGGAAGAGAACAACGGAACGAGGGAAGAATTTATCAAAACATTTGGGAGGAATTACCTGTGAACAAATTTAGAAATAAAAAGATTTTTACGAAAGATGGGAAGTTTGACAGCAAAAAAGAAATGCATCGCTATTTAGAACTTGTAGCGTTGCAGGAGGCAGGAGAAATCGCAGGATTAGAAAGGCAACCGAAATATATCCTTGTAGGCAGTCAAAAGCGAGAAGACGGCACTACAGAACGCCCTGTATCATATACAGCAGATTTCCGCTACACAGACAAAGAAGGCAAGATTATTGTCGAGGATGTTAAATCCCCACGTACAAGAAAAAATCCGGAATATATCATCAAGAGAAAGTTGATGCTTGAGCGATACGGCATCACAATTAAAGAGGTGGAGTAATGAAAAAAACAGGAGACTCAGAAGCAAGAAAAGCGGCGGAAATACTCAATAAGTACTGCAACGAGCATAAATATTGCCGAAATTGCCTTTTTGCGGTAGGAAAGAAAGGCGCGGCTTGCCTGCTAGTAAATAAATTGCCGTTTGACTGGGTGAGATATTAAAGCTGGACACCCTCCGGGGTTAAGGATAGATACACATTACAGTAACGCGTTAACGGTTCCATGAGGAGCTATATGCCATTGATTCCTCCGGATTTATTCCGGAGGAGAAAGGAAAGAAATATGGCAAAAGAATTTAAAAGAAAGGCAGAAATAGAATGCATTAGCACATGGGAGAATCTCAAGCATTATATTGAGAATGGAGAAGCCAGAGAATTTTTTGGTGAGAATGCATCTATGGAAGTCCAGGTAGAAGACTTCGGAGCGGTGACTTTTGATGTCTTAGACTACGACAAGGAAAAACTTGCAGATGCAAATAAAAAGCACAGCGTGACACTTGCGGTTCGGGACCTTATTTTTGGTCCGATGCCATTTAGCGAAAATGGAGGAAATGAATGGGAAACTTCGGACATCAGAAAATATATTAACAGTGAGGAATTTATTAACAGATTTGAACCGGAATTTCGTGAATTACTCTGCAAAGTATATAAAGATAATGGAACAATAGGGAAAAAAACTGTAGATACGTTTTTTTTGCCGTCTGTCGAAGAAGTGGAAGGTGAATATGCATTTTTTGAGAACGAAAAGAAAAGAGTAAAAATTACTCCCAAAGGGGAAACGAACTGGTACTGGACGCGTAGTGCGGCCCGAGGCAATGGGTACAGCACCTGGTACGTGGCCCCGTCCGGGAGAGTCAGCTCTAGCACCGCGGGCTGGGCGAATTGGTTCTGCCTCGTTTGTGTAATCTCAGTATAATCTTTTAATCGTGCCCCTACGTGTCGGGGCACGGAAAGAAGGGGAAAAGGGGGAAACAAAGAAATTATGCTTATCCAGAACGAAGAGGAGGGGGTAAAAATGCCATACGGACTGAAAGATAAAGATTTTGATAAAATACAAAAACAAAAAACAAAGTTTTCCCAAGCGACTTGGCAGAAAAGAGATTTGTGAGGAAGTGGACGAAAGCGTGCGGAAGAATAAGGGGGGGTGCAGAAAGCAGAAATAAATACTGCGGTGAATGTGGCTGCAAATTTGACTGGAGTGATATTGACGAAGGATTGGAGAGGTAAAAATGGATTATCAGAAAATTTATGAAGCACTTAGGATGATAAAAGAAGTATGTGGAAGTTATAATGGTAATGCAGACGTTGAATGCTGTGAGAAGTGTCCATTAGGGAAAGGAGATGGCGCTTGCTGCATAACAGGGAGAGTTCCAGAAAATTGGAATTTAAGAAAGTCGGATCCTGTTATCAGATTAATGGAGTAGCCCATGAGTCATGGCTTAACAAACACACCAAACGAAGTGGAGATTCAAAGTATTCAATATTGTTCTTGGTGTGGTCAGAAATTAGATTGGAGGTATAGATGAGCGATAATACAATCGAACCGGATACATATATGGGTTTATCGCAGCGATACATAAAAGATGAAATAAGTGATGAGGAGTTTACAAAGCGGTGTAACCGACTGAAAAGGATACCAATAAACACCTACGTGAGCATATCAGAAAAATTTATGCAGGGTGAAATAAGCGAGGACGAATTTGTGGAGCGGTATAACCGATTGGTTGAGCAGGAAGCTGAAAAACACTGGGAACCGGTCGAACCACATGAGCATATTTAAGAGGAGAGAAAATGAAGTTTATTGATTTTTTTGCCGGAATCGGAGGGTTCCGCAGAGGCATGGAATTAGCGGGGCATGAATGTGTCGGGTTTTGCGAATTCGATAAATTTGCAACCGCAAGTTACACATCAATGCACCTGCTTACATCAGAGCAAAGAGAACGTTTAAATGAAATGCCGTTGAAACAGCGACAAAAAGAAATACTAAAGGAGGAATACAGAAATGGAGAGTGGTACGCAAATGACATTAGAAGAGTATATGCCGGAGACATTCCAAGAGCAGATTGCTGGTGTTTCGGATTCCCGTGCCAAGACATCTCAGTTGCAGGAAAACAGCTTGGATTTCAAGGAAACCGTTCAAGCTTGTTTTTCAGAGTTATGTACCTTATCGGACAACTCGAAGAAGAAAATAAACCCACTTACCTTTTCATTGAGAACGTTAAGAATTTGCTTAGTGTTAATGGAGGATGGGATTTCGCCAGACTGCTCATTGAAATGGAGCAGGGGGGGTATGATGCAGAATGGCAGGTGCTCAACTCCAAAGATTTCGGAGTTCCACAGAACAGAGAAAGGTGTTTCATTATCGGGCATCTTAGAGGCAGAGGCTCCGCAGAAGTATTTCCTGTCGAAAGAGCAGACAGAGAAGATAGTATTCAAATAATAGGTCACAGGGACGGTTACAGAAGAAATACGCAGGTATTTGCACAAGATGGAATCACAGAAGCATTAAGCACTTGTCAAGGCGGCGGAAGGGAACACCATGTTGCTTTACCATGCTTCATTGACTTGTGTCGTGAAGGCTCGAAGATGACGGGGCAGGCACGATGCCTGAAGGCAAGATATTATAAAGGAGTATCGAACCATGCAGGGCAAGATAGCGGAATCGCGATCGGAGTCAAAGAAGCAACAAAACAAGGTTATGCAGAATGCAGAGCGGGAATTGACAGCGTGAACTTCTCAATGCCAAACAGCAAGACAAGAAGAGGAAGAGTCGGACAAGAAATCGCCAACACGCTCGACACGAGTTGCAATCAGGGAATCTTCGTCCAGGTATCGGAAGAACTGGTTGTATATGCGGTCTGGTATGAAAAATATCAATGTTACATAGCAATCAGAAGACTAACGCCGTTAGAATGCTTTAGGCTGCAAGGTTGGACAGATGACTATTTTGAAAAAGCAGAGTTTGTTAATTCTGATAGTCAATTATATAAGCAAGCAGGAAACGGCGTAACCGTAAACGTAATAAAAGCTATTGCAGAAAGGATAAAAAATGAGTAACCCGAAACATGATTGGTACGGACACGCAGTAAAGCAAGTAAAAAAATACCCAGACAAACTGATTTCAGAAAACACAGCCCAGTCAGCACTGTGGATGTACGCTATTAACAAGGCGATAAAGCAGACAGAGGGGATGGACAACGGTGAGGACAGAATGAAAGCTGTACAGCTAGTATATTTCGAAGATAGATACACGATAGCAGGGGCGGCGAATAAGCTTGGATATGCAGAAATGACTATACGCAGATGGCTTAGTGCTTTCGCCAATTTAGCTGGGAAATATGCGGGATATTAGAGGGGGAAAATTATCTCCCTCTCTTTTTTATGTTTGTCTAACACGGCTTAAAAGATGTCGTACAATACACTTGTACGGACGAGTACTGGTAACTTTTTGTGAAACATAACTTTCTCTATCTTTTTGTGGTAAAAGTGTAAACTCTCACCCGCGTAAAAGAGAGTACATAAGACGCCTATCCCACGGTGCCTTGTGTCCCATACAGGTTGCGGGTCTACAAGTGTTTAGAGACCAGCCGCTTTATTAGTCTTACCCCGGCGGCTGTTAAGGTGCAATTCCTTATACTTGTACTTAGTTGCATAATGCAACTGGTGCAAATGATTTTTTTCATATTTTCTTTCCTTTCATATAACCCCGTAAACAATCCATTACGGGGTTATGGTTGTATTTAGGAGGTGACCCAAAATGGGATAAGTAAATACCAGGAGTGGCTGACCCAAGAAGGGTTACTAAAAATAGAGGGATGGGCACGAGATGGATGCACAGACAAAGAAATTGCGGCAAACATCGGTATCAATCCAGACACTTTGTACACATGGAAGAAAAAATTCCCAATTTTAGCCGAGTCCTTAAAAAAGGGAAAAGACGTTGTGGACAGACAGGTAGAAAAAAGCCTGCTACAACGGGCGTTAGGGTACAGCTACGAGGAGACGAGCGAAAAGTACGAAGGCGGAGTAATGACGGAGCGAAAAGTAACAGAGAGGCACGTTGCGCCAGATACGACAGCACAAATATTCTGGCTAAAGAACAGAAAACCAGAACAATGGCGTGATAAGCCACAGTCAGAGAGCGCAAGCGACAAAGCACTAGCAAAAGCTATTGAAATCCTTGGGGGTGTCAATAGTGTCATTGACTAGCAAACAGGCAGAATACCTGCAAGGCTGCAACCATCGCTGGAACGTAAAGACCGGGGCGACAGGCTCCGGGAAATCCTTTGTTGACTACGCAATCGTAATCCCTCAACGCCTGACGCATCTAAAAGGACTGGGGCTTGCTGTGATGCTGGGAAACACCAGAGGCACATTACAACGTAACATACTTGACCCCATGCGAGAGATATGGGGCGAGGAGCTAGTTGGCGAGATACGCAGTGACAATACAGTGCAGCTATTTGGCAAAAAGGTATATGCATTAGGTGCTGACAATAAGAAACACGTTGCAAGGATACAGGGAGCAACGATTGAGTATGCTTACGGCGACGAAGTAACAACATGGAATCAAGAAGTTTTCGAGATGTTAAAATCTCGTCTCAGGACATCGCACAGTCATTTTGATGGGACGTGCAACCCGGCGGGACCGAAGCACTGGTTTAAAAGTTTTCTGGATTCGGATGCCGATATATTTCAGCAGGCGTACAACATACATGATGGTTGTTTACCTCCAGCGGTAGTAGACGAGTTAATAAAAGAGTACTCAGGGACACACCGGTATCAACGCTACATACTAGGCAACTGGGCAGTGGCAGAAGGGCTTGTGTACGATATGTTTTCAGAAGAAAGGCACGTCTGCAAGGCAGAGACTAGCGGAGAGATAATTGTTAGCTCTGATTTTGGTATGCAAAACGCTACCGTCTTCCTGGTCTGGCAGAAACGAGTAGATACTGGTAACTGGCACTGCCTACGAGAGTATTATTACTCAGGCAGAGAGAACAACCGTATGAAACCAGTCAGTGAGCTGGTAAAAGGACTAGAGGACACACTAAACGGGCAGAAAGATGATTTAGTGATTGTTGACCCATCCGCCGCCGCTCTCATCGTAGAGTTACGCAGTAGAGGACATAAGGTCAAAAAGGCGGATAACACTGTTAACGACGGGATAGCAGACGTTGAGACAATGTTAACACAAGACAAATTATCGTTTGACCCGTCTTGCACACACACGATCGAGGAATTTGGCATCTATGCATGGGACCCAACAGCGGCCGACAAAGGCAGGGATGCAGTTATAAAACAGTCAGACCACGCAATGGACGCTATCAGGTATCTTGTGAAAACATTAAAACTCGTCAAGCGCAGCCGAACAAGACAATACAAATCAATTCTAGGGTGATAACAATGTATCTATCATATCAAGATTTCGTTGCCGCAAAAGACAAAGGGCAATTTATAAATCAGTTTATAAAATTCCACGAGAGCACAGGAGCATACGAAGAGGCGTTAAAAGCGGACAAGTATGATGCACAGGAAAATGAGACTATCTTGCAATTTCAGCGTGTTTATTACACTCTACTAGGCCAGAAAAAGATAGATAATTTTTCGTCTAACGCACAGATATGCTCTAATTTCTTTCACAAATTAAATACACAGCGTTGTTCGTACAGCCTAGGAAATGGCGTGTTTTTTAACGACATGAGCGTTAAGGACAAACTAGGCAAACAGTTCGACAGGAGAATCAAAGAGGCGGCTTACAACGCATTAATCCATGGGCAGTCCTTCTTGTTTTGGAATGTGGACCACGTGCACGAATTTCCCCTTACGCAATTTGCTCCGATGTGGGACGAGGACACAGGAGCGTTGATGGCAGGCATAAGATTCTGGCAACTGGACGAACAAAAACCATTCAAGGTTGTACTGTACGAAATAGATGGCTATACAACCTACAGCGCAGAAAGTAAATTTGGGGAATTAAAAGAGACCGCTCCCAAGCGGGCATACAGACAAAGAGTCGAGGTTGCGAACAATTTGGAACCCGAAATTATCGGAGAAGAAAATTATAGCAGTCTCCCTATTGTGCCAATGTTTGGGAACAAACGACATATAAGCACTCTGAGAGGGATGCAGTCAAAGATTGATGCATATGACGCAGTACAAAGTGGTTTTGCCAATGATCTAGACGACTGCGCGCAGATGTATTGGCTAATTTCCAACGCTGACGGCATGACAGACGATGAGCTGGCGGAATTTAGAGACCGGCTCAAATTTCAGCACATCGCAAAGGCTGAGGAAGGGCAGGTACAGGCATACACGCAAGAGCCACCATATACCGCTAGAAAAGAGTTTCTCACGCAGATGCGGTCAGAAATTTATGAGGACTTCGGGGCGTTGGATGTACACACCATAGCCGCCGGAGCAACAAATGACCATATAGACGCCGCATACCAGCCGCTAGACGACAATGCAGATGATTTTGAGTACTTCGTAGGCGATGCGATTGAGAAGATTCTGGAGCTTGCAGGGATTGACGACGAACCGCAATTTAAACGGAACAGAATCAGCAACGAAAAGGAACGAACAGACATGATTCTTGAGGCAGCTAATTATCTGGATGAAGAAACCGTCCTGAAAAAATTACCGTTTGTTGCACCGGAGGAAGTGCCGGACATTTTGGCAAAGCTGGACGAAGAATCGTATAACCGCTACACAGAGCCACCTGAACCAGATACGCCGGAAGATAACCCGGAAGGGGATGAATAACCATGTATCCATCCGACAAGTGGACAGAACAAGAGCTACAAAAGTTAGAAAAACGGCTGACAGACGTATATAAACAGGCTGAAAAGGAACTTGACGGCAAAGCGAGAAACTATTTTAAACAGTTTTCTAGACGATACGCCAAAGAATATGCGGCATACCAGGCAGGGAAGTACAGCAAGAAAGAGTTTGAAGCATGGCTGATGAATCAGTGTGGCAGAGGGCAGAGGTGGGAAGCACTGCGCGAGGATATGGCGCGGCGGCTGACAGAATCAAACCAGATTGCCGCAGCATACATCAATGAGAGCGCCCCGCTTGTAATTGCTCTTAATCATAACTTCGAGGCGTACATGATTAAGTCTCTTATGCCTGACAACCAGATAAAAGAGATTGGAGATATTGCATTTAATTTGGTTGACGAGCACACAGTTAAACGGCTGACAGTCAGAAAGCAGAAGATTCTTCCGCCCCGGAGAGTTTTAAAAAGCAAGGATATTCAGTGGAACAAGAAAAAATTGCAAAACGCACTACTGCAAGGGATTTTACAGGGCGACAGCATAGGAAAGCTCGCAGGGCGATTTCAGGACGTTACGGGCATGAATTATACTGCTGCAATTAGAAACGCCCGCACAGCGTTCACAGGGGCGCAGAATGGGGGCAGGCAGGCGGCATACGAGGAAGCCTACCAGATGGGAATTGATGTGGTTAAACACTGGACAGCAACAAAGGATTTGAGGACACGAGACAGCCACAGGGCACTAGATGGCGAGGAAGTACCGTTTAATATGGCGTACTCAAACGGTCTTATGTATCCGGGAGACCCAAGTGGAATCCCGGCGGAAGTTTATAACTGTCGATGCACGCAACGAACTGCGCTACCCGCCGAACTGGCACAACCGCGAATGATACGTGTCAGAAACCCAGAGACAGGCAGAAACGAAGTCGTGGAGGACATGACCTATTATGAATGGTTAGCAACGCAAAGGGGGCGAATATAATGGCGGATATTGATGTTGTGAGCCACGTAGACGAAGTAATACTCAAGACCACGATGGCACTTGCAAGAGCGTTAGAACAGGCAGGAGCCGCCGCAGAAGGGCACGCAAAAGACCTTTGCCCGGTCGATACGGGCGCGTTGAGAAATAGCATTACGCATCGGACTGACTTGGATAACCTCACAGAAACAATAGGTAGCAACGAAGAGTACGCCGCCTATGTGGAACTGGGAACCGGCGTGTACTACAAGGGAGGGCGAAAGACCCCGTGGACTTATCAGGACGATAAAGGACAATGGCATATCACAAACGGTCAGAGGGCGCAGCCGTATTTAAAACCGGCGGCGGCAAATTACGCAAAAGAATACACAGCAATCATTGCGGACGAATTAAAAGGAGCGATGGGATAATGGACAGATTGTCTTTGCTCGTCAAGGCAAAGGAAACGGCGGAGTATTTTACTGATAAAAAGTTTAAATACTCGCAGGACGTGGCGAATAGCTGGGCGGGCGCAAAGAAGAAAAAAGTAAGTAATTGTGCGTCATACGTATGCTATTGCCTGCAGCAATTAGGCATCCTCAAACCGGGACAACTGTTTTATTGCAACAGAAACGGAACAGTTGTCTATAAGGGCGCAGGAACAAGAACGGCTATATCAAAACGATATAGATTGATAAAAGTAAATAAATTACCCCAGGATTATAAAAACAAATTAAAACCGGGAGATATTTGCTTTTACCGCCTGCATACCAATATTTTCGCAGGAATAAACGAGAGGAACAAAATGGTCTGGTGGGATGCTGGAAAGGCTAGCACTAACACTAAAAAAGCAGGTGGAACATACAAAAAGATACACAGAGTCATCAACGGAAATCAGAAGATTTTATATGTGCTGAGATGGAAAGGATGAGGAAATGACGCAGAGGAAAATTATTGACGTGTCGGTATATAACGGCACAATCGACTGGAAGAAAGTAAAGAAATACGGTTGTGATGGTGCGATCATTAAGATTATCCGCAAGGATTTGGGTAAAGATAAAAAATTTGAAGAGAACTATAAAAAGTGTGAGGAGTTAGGTATCCCATGGGGCGTATATAACTACACATATGCAACCACAGTAGCAAAAGCTAAGTCAGACATGGAGCTTGTGTGCGACATCCTCGACAAAGTCAGCAAAAAGCATTTTAAATACGGCGTCTGGTTTGATATTGAGGACAAAGTGCAGGCTAAGCTGACAAAAGGCATGATTGCATCAATCCTCAATGCGGCACAGACTGTCGTTGAGTCAAGAGGGTATAAATTTGGCGTTTACACTGGTAAATCATACTTTGCGGAGCATATTGATAAAAGCAAAGTTAACTGTAAAAACTGGTGGATTGCACGTTATTACAAAGGCTATAACCGCATGGCGTTTAAAGCGACACCAAACAAATCTTACAAGCCTGCAAGCGTGCCTAACCTCATGATGTGGCAGTATACCAGCTCTGGCGTATTTCCGACTAAGGTTTCAACCGGCAACGGCGGAAATTTTGATTTAAATATTTTGTATCATGACTTCCCAGCGGTGGAGCAGAAGGAAGAAACAACGAAAGAGGTTAAATACACTGGGAAATTCCCTAAATTGCCGTCACGCGGCTACTATGCGTTTTTAGACGGTATTACAGTGTTAAAAGGCGCAAGAGGGGAAATTGAAAAATTACAGAAATTTTTAAACTGGGCTATCGGCTCGAAATTAGATACTGACGGCAAATACGGCGAAAAGACGGAAGATGCGGTTAGCATTTTCCAGTCGAAATGTAAATTAAAAATTGACGGCAAATTTGGAGCAAAATCCCTCAAAGCCGCAAAAACATTTAGAAAGTAATCACGAAGTACTGTGATTTACATATAAAGTCATTTAGGGAAAGAAATCCCTCAAAGAAAAGGAGTAATCAAATGGCATTAACAAGGGCTTTTTTAAAGAGCATGACACTTACAGACGAACAGATTTCCGCGATCATCGAAGAACATTCCGCAACCGTTACGGGTCTCAAGGATAAGATTGGTAAATACAAAGAGGATGCGGAGAAAGTTCCAGACCTCCAGAAGAAATTGGAGGACTACGAAAAGGACGATTGGAAAGGCAAGTACGAGAAGGAACACGCAGGCTTTGAGAGCTACAAAGCCGAACAGGACAAGAAAGCATCCTACAATGCAAAAGAAGCTGCATACAAAAAGATGCTTGAGGATTCCGGCGTGTCTAGCAAGATAATTAGCCTCGCATTAAAAGCATCAAAAGAGACTATTGATAATTTAAAAATCGGAACTGACGGTAAACTTGAGAACGCAACAGAGGTAGAAAAAGGCATCAAAGAAGCGTATGCCGATTATATTACAACCGAAACGACTCAGGGCGCTAACGTATCGAACCCACCGGGAGGAGAACCGGGGAAAATGACTAAGAAAGAAATCATGGAAATTAAAGATGCAGGCGAACGTCAGAAAGCGATTGCGGAAAATCACGAACTTTTTGGTTTTTGAAAGGAGTAAACAATGGCAGGAGTAACCACTAGCACTGTGTTAAACACAGATAGTGCTCTTAAAGCAAGAGAAATTGATTTTGTAACAAGATTTGACAAAAATTGGGATGCATTAAGAACTATCTTAGGAATCTTTAAGCCTATCAGAAAAGAGCCAGGCACTAGCTTAGTGACCTATGAAGCGCAGATGAAGGACGAGGCTTTACAGGGCGGCGCAAGCGTGGGTGAGGGAGAGGCAATCCCTTTTACACAGTTTAAAGTCGTAGAGAGTAAAAGGGAAGATATTGTCGTAGAAAAATACGCTAAATCTTTATCCCTTGAATCTGTGTCAAAATGGGGCGCAACAGTCGCAATTGAAAAGACAGATGATGCCTTTATGGTCGAGCTGCAGAACAAGGTTTTAAAAGACTTTTACACGTTTTTAAAAACAGGAACATTAAAAGGAACACAGAAAAAATGGCAGAAAGCGCTTGCAATCGCAAAAGGTGCTGTACTCAATAAATTCGCAGGGATGAACAGAAACATAACCGAAGTCGTAGGATTTGCAAACGTAATGGATTTTTACGACTGGTTAGGGGACAAAGAGATTACCGTACAGACAATGTTTGGATTGCAGTATATCAAAGATTTTTTTGGCTTCTCTACACTGTTCCTCCTCCCTGACGACTACATCCCGGCAAAAACCGTCATCGCAACACCGGTGGAAAATATTGATTTATATTATATTGATCCCGGCGACAGCGATTTCAAAAAGCTTGGACTTGACTACACGACATCTGGCGAAACAAATCTGATTGGATTCCACGCAGGCGGCAACTATACAAACGCCACAGGCGAAACATACGCCATTATGGGCATGAAACTGTGGGCAGAATACCTTGACGGCATTTGCGTAGTCACCGTTGGAACTACAGAAACTATCCCAGAAGTATCAAGCACCGTTTCAAAAGCAAGTTCGAGCGGAAAATAAAAGGGGTTGATTGAGTGCTTTATGAAATCATGAATCACATTCACAATTTCTTCCCGGTAAAGGGGGCAGCAATCACAGGCAAAATAACAATCGGGGAATGGCTTTTTGACACGCACATAGATGCAGCGACAGACGCCGAAGACCTACGTTATTCTGGCACCGCGATTCGCCTCCCGCTACAGGACGGGCAATATTATTTAATTAGCGGCTCCGTATTTAATGACGGGGTTTATCAGTATCACAAAGGCGATGCTGCCCCGTTACAGGAGGAGACATTTGACGGTGTAGTGGTTCCACTGGCTATCCCTAAACCGTTTTTATCACTGGTGGACGAAATCAGCGAGTGGCAGGCGAAAAACGGCAATTTAGGGGCGTATCAGTCTGAGTCATTTGGCGGCTACTCGTACAGTAGGGCAACAAACAGTAAAGGCGAGACTTACACATGGCAGGATGCCTTTAGGGCACGTTTGAATCCGTGGAGGAAAATGGCATGAGTTTAATCAATGAATTTTTACAAGATTGCATACTCATGGATAAAAAGCGCACTTCCGACGGTGAGGGTGGATTTATCACCGAATGGGTAGAAGGCGCAGAAATACAGGCGGCCATTGTCCGCGACACCTCCATGTCTGCCAGAGTGGCGGAAAAAGAGGGTGTAACAGCAACATATACAATCACTACAGCTAAAACAGTAAAGCTAGGCTATCATGATGTATTAAAAACAAAAGACGGAAAGATTTTTAGAGTTACATCAAATGCGGGAGAAAAAGAAACCCCTGCGTCGTCTAATTTAGACATAGCACAGGTCATGGCGGAGAAGTGGGAGTTAACGTCATGACCCCGACAGCGGCACTGTATCAATTTTGGTCATCCTTCGGCATAACTGCATATCCGTCTAACAGGGTGCCGGAAGATACCGCCTTCCCTTTTGTCACATATGAGCCGATTATAGCAAACTGGTGGACAGGCGCGGCCGCCGCTAGTACTGTAAACATTTGGTATCACACAGAATCTGAGGCAGTCCCAAACAAAAAAGCAAAAGAAATCAGTGACAGATTGCAAGGAGGCACTACGGTAAAATGCGATGATGGATTTATTTTCCTGTCGCAGGACCAGCCGTGGACTCCTTTGGTCGATGAGGCCGACTCGTCAATAGTACGCAGATACACAGTAATAACTATGCAATTTATAACTATTTAACGAGGTGAGCAAATGAAGTATACACAGGTACCTTCTGACCTTTTTAAAAAAATACAGATTAACGCTGGTATTATTGTATCAGCTTTTGAGCCAGAAACGGGCGCCATAACAGCAACTAACATCCTCATGGCAACCAGCGGTGGTTGTAGCTTTAGCGCAGAACCATCCTTTACGGATTTCGGGGAAGATATTGACAACGTACCCAAAAACACAATGGAACTCAAAGAAATCGAATCTATTGAAGTAAAATTATCAGGTACAGCCGTTACTATGGATACCACACAGGCTAAAAGTTTTATGGCGGCGGCAGACGTGGCAGGAAACAAGGTGACGCCAAGAACGGATTTAAAGACAGAAGATTTTAAGGACATTTGGTGGATTGGCGACTATTCGGACGAAAATTCCGGAGATTCCGCCGGATTTATTGCGATCAAAATTATGAATGCGCTCTCAACAGGCGGTTTTAAGATTAAATCAGATGATAAATCCAAAGGAAATTTTGATTTTGAATACACAGGGCACTACAGCATTAAGAACGCAGAGACAGTACCTTACGAGGTCTATATCAAAACAGGCGAAGCGGCGTAGGAGGTAAAGCATGAAATTATCAGAATTAACAGCAGAACAGGGTTTAGAAGCGATTGCGAATTCTCTTGAGCATATCGGAAACATTGCAGACGATGATGACGCGCTTAAGCTGTGTCAGGAACTTGTGCCGCGGGAAGGTGAGAAATACATCAAAGTCTTTGCCAGGGGCGCTAAAACAGCCCCTAGACTGTTAAAAACACACAAAGATGACGTAATCGGAATCTTAGCGGCGTTTGAATTACAGACAGTTGAGGAATACAAGAAAACGCACAAATTAATGGATGTTATCAAGGGTATGGTTGACCTCGTCAATGAGCCGGAGGTACGTCAGCTTTTTTTCTCAGCGCCAACAGGCGAAACCGGCGAACACTCTGGCGATGTGCAGGAGAATACAGAGGCAACAGCGTAAAAGGCTTCTTGTTGTATGTCAAGGCTAAGATTTTAGACGATACAGAGGAATTAATTTACAAGCGATACATGGCCGATGGGCTGAAATATGTAACCGAAAGCATTTCGCAGGCATTCGGTGGGAAATATCTCTATGTATCATTTTTTGATTTAATTAATAGCGATAAAAAGCAAACAGCAACAAAGACTGGCGAAGAAATAGCCGCGGACGTCATTAAAAAAGCCGGATTGGTGGTGGAATAATTGAATGTAATGGAGTTGTTTGTCACTCTGGCAATCAAAGACACCGCATATAAGCAGGGGCTGAAAGACGCAGAAGGTAACGCCAGCTCGTCCACATCAAAAATCGGCGGGGCATTTAAATCGGTCGGGAAAGTAGCTAAAACAGCCATGGCGGCTGGCTCTGCCGCCGCCGTTGCATTTACAAAAACGTCAACAGATGCCGGGATGAGTTTCGACAGCGCAATGTCTCAGGTAGCGGCTACCATGGGAACAACCGTAGATAAAATAGGGGATGTCAAAGCCAAGGCTGAAGAAATGGGGCGTACAACAAAGTACACAGCAACAGAAGCAGCGGAAGGAATGAACATTCTTGCCCAGGCTGGCTTGTCGGCGGATGAGCAGATTAGTGGCATCGGGACAGTACTTAACCTTGCTTCTGCCGGTGCTATGAGTCTGGAAGAATCGGCATCATATACTGCCGGAGCTGTAAAAGGCTTTGGTGACTCGATGAGTAACGCATCTTACTATGCCGATTTGATGGCAAAAGGTGCTACTCTTGCCAATACGGATGTAAGAGGACTCGGAGAGGCTTTTTCCGGTTCTGCTGCTACAGCAAAAAACTACGGTCAAGCGGCGGACAGTGTCACGCTTTCCCTGCTCCGCTTAGCGGAACAGAACGTAACAGGCTCTGAGGCATCTACGGCGTTAAATAGGGCAATGGCAGACCTATATACTCCGACTGATGATGCATCAAAAGCTTTAGATCAGTTAGGTGTATCAGCCTACAAAGCCAACGGAGATGCAAAGGATTTTAATGATCTCGTAGACGAACTAAATGGCTCTTTGCAGGGCATGACAGCGGAGCAAAAAAACAATGCCCTTGCAACGATTTTTACAACGCAAGGCTTACAGGCATTTAACAAAATGACTGCCTCAAGTGATGCGACTGTGCAAAAATTTTGGAAAGGAATACAGGATTCTTCCGGCTCTGCGGCGCAACAGGCGGCTACACAGCTAGACAATCTAAAAGGCGACATAACCTTGCTATCTAGTGCTACAGAGGGCTTAGAACTGGGTTTTTACAATACTTTTTCGGGCACTATCCGTGGCGCCATCAAAGGTGTAACAAGCGAGGTTAGTGGATTAGCTGAGGCGATGGAATCCGGCGGCATAAGTGGCGCCCTTTCTAAGCTGGCGCAAGATGCGATCAACTTTAGTGGTCAGTTGCCGGGGCTGACAAAAATCGGCGGTGACCTCATAAACGGGTTGATTTCGAGCGTTACTCAAAATTCTGGCAGTATTACAACTGCTGTCGGCCAGCTGTTAAATAATCTTGCCTCTACGATTTCCACGGGGCTAAATGTATTTACATCGGTCGGAGTTAATTTGTTAACGACTATCGCTAGCGGCTTGACTCAGGGCATCCCAACTTTTTTGGGGCAGGCGCTTCCGATGTTAACGCAATTCACGGAGTCACTGAGGAGCAATGCAGGAACCTTGATAAATGCGGGCTTGACGCTTCTCCAGAATCTTGCACAAGGGTTAATTAATTCCATACCTGTACTGATTGCATATGTGCCTACAATCATAACGAATTTAGCTGGTATTATTAACGACAATGCACCGAAAATCCTCGCAACGGGAATAACAATCATAACGAATTTAGCAATGGGATTAGTTCGTGCTATTCCGTTATTGATTGCCAATTTGCCGAAAATTATCACAGCCATCGTAAGTGTGTTTACGGCATTCAACTGGCTGTCGCTTGGCAAAAACATTGTTACCGGCATAATCAAAGGAATCAAAAATCTTCCCTCTCTTTTAAAGGCTTCCGCTAAAAGTGCTGTAAACGGATTCAAGGGGGCATTTAAGGGAAATGGTATTTTATCGGCTGTAAAGGGAGCATTTACTAAGATACCATCAGCTGTTAAAAGCATATTTACTAAGGCAGTATCCCTTGTAAAAAGCTTCCCTGGACGATTTAAGAGCGCTTTGAAGTTTAGCTGGTCTCTTCCACACCTAAACCTACCACACCTGAGTGTTTCCGGCGGAAAGGCTCCATTCGGAATCGGCGGCAAAGGCTCTCTGCCATCATTCCACATTAGCTGGTATAAAAAGGCTATGGAAAGTCCATATGTATTTTCTGATGCCACATTGTTTGGAGCAGGAGAATCGGGAGACGAGATGCTGTACGGTCGTAGCAGATTAATGAGCGACATCAAAGAGGCAACACAGGGAACGAAAAACGATGTAACTATTAACGTAACTGTAAACGGTGCAGATAACCCAGAAGAATGGGGAAGAAGAATGGCAAGTGAGCTTAGAAGGCAGGTGAAAATGGCATAATGGCAAAGAAAAAGTCTGCTGCTCCCAGCGGTCTGTCTATATCGAGAGACAATTTAAAATTTACAATATCTTGGAAAATACCGGTGAAAAAATATGAGGATGGACAGTGGCTATGGTATCGTCTACATACAAAAAACGCCGGTGCTTCTAAATGGGATTGGACAAAGTGGAAGAAAATAAATGTGGGAAAATCAGCAACTAAAAAAACGGTAGCACTTAATGCAAAAAATTATTATCCTGTCTCATCAAAATTATTAAACGCGATAGAATTTAAGGTAAAGGGCAAGACAAAAAGCGATAAAAAGCATACCTATACAGCCGCACATTCCACAAAAACGTTTGCTATTCATGCGCCAAATGCCCCTTCTGTTTCTTATTCTCTTGATGATGCCGACGCAAATAAAGGTACTTTTACCTGGAGTACCTCATACGAGGCGAATGATGCAAGGCATTTTGCAAGGACACAGGTACAGACCGCATTAATGACAAACTATAAGGGCGCCATTGCAAACGCTCGCTTTGCCAATGCATCCTACACAGGAGCGTATGGTACATGGGCGATAACAGAGGATGGCTCTCCAACGCAGAACAAGACGTTTTGTCGTATTGTAAGGGTAAAATCGAGAGGATGCGCCGGAGATTCTGGTTGGAGCTATGCGCATCATTATTACAGTATCCCAGAGCGTCCAAACATACAGAGTACAGGGAGTAAAGAGATAGGCTCCTCTAGCCGCTATGTATGGGCAAACTGGGTGCAGGCATCGCCACGGGACCGCCCTGTGGATTCTATGGAGTTACAATACGCCATAGACACGCCAGAAAGCGGAGAGAGGTATACTGGCACATCGTGGAGTACAGGAGTAACTGTTGCGTACCATGATTATACGGTGTCAGCAGATTTTAACACGGACGACGGCATAGCGGAAGACCAGATCATGTGGACAAGGGTGCAAAGTACGCACGATAAAAAACATGCGTATTCCGAGCCACGAGTAGCGGCACGAGGGGCTTTAAAATCCCCGTCATTTGATACGGTATCGGCAACGGGAACAACGCTTACCATCAATAGCGTTGAGCGAAATACAGAGGTTCCTGACGCCAAAACAGCAATCTGGATGAAAATAGACAACGAGGAAAAAGGCATTATTGCGGTCACCGACAAAGAGGGTACAATCACAGTTACGTGTCCGGACGTTTCCGGCGGCGCTGAATACCAGATTGCCCTCAAGAATTTTACCGGAACTTCCACACCTCAAAATGGAGCGACTGGCACTATCTACAAACTTAGCCCTCTCATGCAGTCTGGGTGGATTTATTCGGAAACAAGAAAGATTGCAGTCCCGCCGAAAAATATAACTGCAATGGCGGTGGCATCTGATACCGTGGAACTAACATGGGATTGGTCGTGGAAAAATGCGGATGCGGCTACCGTTGCGTGGGCAGATCACGAGGATGCATGGATTAGTACGGAAGCCCCAACTACTTATGACGTGGAGGACAGGGAAACAACGTGGCATATCGGGTCCCTGGAATCGGCAAAAACATATTATTTCCGCGTAAGATTGCGGGATACGTCCGGGGATGAGGAAGTGTTATCTCCTTGGTCTGATACAGTTTCCGTATCTCTGAGTGAGACCCCAACAACTCCTACGCTTGCAACGACAGAAAATTATCTTTCCCTGGACGATACAGTTATTTGCAGTGTCGGCTACACCGGAAACAGCAAAGCGAGCATAAAAATAGCGGAAGCGGTTAATGATGAGCCAGTTAAAGGCAAAGATGGAAACGTCGTTGTTTTAATGATGTCTTCCGGCATGGAGACATTATCGGAAACTATTGAAAACATTAATAAAATCTATACTGCAAGTGGTCTTTTGAGCAATCTGTGGAATGTAGGAGAAATCCATTATTTAAAAGCAATGGTTACAGCACAGGGAGGCAAGGAAGGTGCATGGTCAGATTCTGTGGCTGTTGAAATTGTTGCAAAACCTGCGATAGACAGCGTTGCAACAAATCTTGTTTCGGAATCAACTGCATATAATCCTAGTGATGTTACCACGGAAACAAGCGGCCAGGCAGTACCAGAATCATCGGAAGGCACAACAAACTATTTAGAGCAGCTACCGCTAACAATAGTCCCTTCCTTCGGGAATTCTTCTGGCACAGCAAAAGTGACGATTGTCAGGGACGAGGACTATTATATTCTCCGCCCGGACGGATTAAAGGAACAACATTTTTCCAATGAAATTATTGCTAGTTTTACTGGTAGCGAAACAGACAGCTACGCTATTGACTTGAGCGACCTGATCGGGCAGATGGATGACGGTGCAAGGTATAGCATACAGATTGCATTTACAGATATTTATGACCATGTGGCAGAAAAAAAGATACCGTTTGTTGTGCGGTGGAAACATCAGCCGGAAGTACCATCGGCTGTTGTAAACATTATTGAGGATAATAAAACAGCAAGCGTTGTTGTTAGTAAGCCAAGTACATATGTTGATGGAGATACATTTAATTTGTATAGAATGAGCGTAGATAGACCAGAACTGATTCTGGAGGACGGAACATACGGTCAAAAATATATCGACCCATACCCTGCATTAAATGAGCATGGCGGAATACTAGTTGTAAATAAAACTGCCAACGGTGACTATATAACGTCAGACAACTCGTTTGCGTGGTTGTATAGCGATTTTTCTATCGAATATAAAAAGGCAATCATTGATTTTGATGGGGAATCTGTCGAAATACAATACAACATTGATTGCGACAATTCATGGGATAAGGATTTCGAGAGGACGATTTATCTCGGTGGCTCCATACAAGGTGACTGGAACCCTGCAGTCACTCGTGATTTAAAAATTGATGCAGTAAGTATCTCGCTGACAGAACCAACGATGATTGAGCAAATGAGACGGCTCGCAACGTATCCCGGAATATGTCACGTTAGAACACCGGATGGCTCATCGTTTTCCTGCGATATACAGGTATCGGAGAAAAAAGACCATAGTAACAAAATGCGAACAGATTTCTCCCTGACGATAAAAAAAGTGGATTCGGAAGAGCTGGATGCCGTAACTGAAGAGCAGTGGAGCGCAGAGCATCCTAATGAGGTGGCGTGATGGATTGGAGCAAAGGATTTTCAGCAAGATATATTTTAACGACGGTTGACCCCAAGACGTGGACAGACCGTCAAGAGTTTGAATTTACTGAGGGAAGTATTGACCGGGACAGCACGTCAGATTTAAGGGAATCTGCCTCCGTCACAATGACAGAAAAGATAACAGATAGTGAGTGCTGGGTACGCATTTACCTGCAAGCTAAACAGGGAGGGTCAGGAGCAAAAGTAGCACTATTTACTGGCCTGACCGCCTTTCCGGAAAGAAAGCTTGATGGTGTGAGAGAGACTTACAATATTGACTGCTATTCCGTTCTCAAGCCGGCAGATGATGTGATTCTGCCGCGTGGTTATTATGCACCAGCCGGTAGCGGAGCAAAACAGATTAAAAATCTGCTTAATGATTGCATCCCTGCCCCTGTGTATGTCGAGGGAACATCGCCTATTACCACGGATAACATCGTTGCGGAAGATGGGGAAACAAGGCTCACAATGGCACTGCATATTTTAGATGCCATCGGCTGGCGGATGCGAATACTTGGCGATGGAAGTATTGTTATCTGTGCAAATGATAATAATAGCAGTCTTACAGTGGGGATTAACGCAAACGACATCATGGAGTGTGACGTAACAGACACATTTAATTGGTATGACACACCAAACTGTTTTATGGCAATACATGACGATTACGGCGCAGCCATCGCGCGGGACGACAGTCCGGACAGTTATCTATCAACCGTCAGTCGGGGTAGGGAAGTGTGGAAATCGGAAACAGGCGTTGAATTATCCTCCGGGGAAAACATAGCGGCATACGCCGTTAGAAAGCTAAAAGAATTGCAGAATCCTGCCAGAACGATACAGTACAGCCGGCGGTTTTTTGAGGATGTACTTTTGGGTGACGTGGTCTTTCTAAATTATCCGCGGCATAATCTTACCGGGAAATTTAGAATAACATCACAATCACTGTCCCTAGAACATGGTTGCCGCACGAAAGAAGAGGTGGAAAGTATTGAATGAATTTGTAAAAGAGATTGCCTCGGCGATGAAAGAAAGCAAGACAAAAGCATATGATACAGTTGCAAAAGTCCTTCGGGTTGACGAAAAAACGGCATATGTCCACATTGACGGCGGAGCAGATGAAACCCCCGCACAGATGGCGATTAATTGCAAGACAGGTGACACAGTAAAAATCCGTGTCAGCGGCGGAAAAGCATGGTTAACAGGAAACATTACAGCACCACCTACAGATGACTCTGTTGCAATTAAAGCGAATAAGACAGCTACTAAGGTAAAGAAATCCTACGAGAACTTTAAAGATGTTACTGAGGAAAACTTTAGCAGTCAGGAAGACAAGATATCAGAGGCTGCTAAAGTTGCAACTAACTTCATGAAATATATCGAAGGGCTTGGATTAGTTGTCGGTGATATGCAAGGAAATACGCTTAGACAGAACGTGTTACTTGACGCGAATGGAATGTGTGTACGCAACAATAACAACGAAATTGTACGATTTGGAATTACAGATATCAAGGTAGTAAATGAAGATGGAGACCCTATTTATAGTGGCACTGGTTCTGTCGTAAAGTCAAAAAATAACATTGTTGTATCAACACAGCAAACAAAAGATGCAAGCGATACTAATGTCGGTGGTAAGGCTGCGCTTGAATTATATTATGATAGTGTAAAGGACAAAGTTGGTCTCTCGTTATCTGTAAAAAGCGGAACGTCCTATACTGATTTGTACGAAAGCATTGGAAATGGGATATATGCTGATAACTCTAATGCAAAAATTGTGTCTTCAGACGTAATAAAGTTGGATGCAAGGAGAATATATTTATCTACCTCTTTAGGGACTTGGAGACCCTATTTTTGTGCTGGCGATTCGATCAGTGCAGCTTTTGGTACTGCTGGATATATTACGAATTCCGGCAAGGATGTCATTTTTATAATTCCATTATCAAAACCAATGGTTGGGAACCCAACGATAACAGTAACAAGTGTGGAAGGACTTATGGTCCGACAAAATAATAAGTATTTGTACGGTGGCTCGTCAACAAAATATGTCAAACCTAGCAAATATGCCATACGCTCAACGCTTAGCGGAGGCTGCATCCATGTATTTGCAACAATGCCAAATACTACAGATGTTACAAACAATAGTCCTTGCGGCATCTATGCTAATATTAAGATAACATTCTCATAGGAGGAATAAAATTGGCTTTAAAAAAAGAAATCCGTCAAAGTGATGGTGTAGTTACTAATTATCACAGAATCTTATATATTCAGTCTACAATCAACAGTCATGATTCAATAGCTGTAGTGTCTTATGTAGATGAGATTGGCAGAGCTATGGAAAACAACGGTGACAGACCGTATAGAGCCGCTGTTACATATGAGAAAGAATATGAAGAGAATATGACTATTGAAGATGCTTATAAGTATCTCAAAACACTTCCAGATTACGAAGATGCAGAGGATATCTGATACAATTTATGCATAAGGAGGCGAAAGCATGATAGCTAGTGGAACAATAATTATTGATGGACAGACATACCGCAAAGGAGATGTTATACACGATTTAGGCGGCTGGGATTGCATAGATACAGACGGAAGTAAGCGATATTACTGGGGGAAGTCTTCCGAAGTGGATAAATTACCTCATTATGTTGCAAGCGGTTCGACAGCGCTATGCGTAGATACCGGAGAATTATATGGCTTTTATGCACCTGGCAGCAAGTGGTTTTTACTTTAGGGGGGTGTAGAGCATGAGAAAAAGTGGCTTAACAGGAGATGAGGCGTATATGCTCTCAAAGCATGGGAAAACAACAGAAGACCTTGGCCCGCTAAAAAAAGAAATTAGTAAGCTAAAGAAAGATTTAGAGATTTCACTATTAGAAAACGACAGACTATATGAAGGTACAAACCTTGCCGAAAAATTCAAAGATGAAATCGCTAACTACTCAGACATCTGGCAGTGGATCAAAGCCAGAATCAAGGCAGGAAACTTTGCAGGTATTCATGTAAATGATTTTATCCGCTGGCAGACCACAGATAATAAATGGATCGAGTCACGCATCGCCGGTATCAACACCTATAGGGGGTACGGTGACCGTGAAGTGCCAAACCACATTGACTTCATTAGTAAAGACCTGTGGCCGACACTGCATGTAATGAATCCGGTTAATTACAATAATGGTATTATCCCAACTGAAAATTTGTCCGGTGATGGTACGAAAACAGCTTTTGTACTGACAAACGAAATGGCTAGTATTGCGTCTGTTACGATTGGCGGTACTGCGGTGACAAGCTACACATACGACATTGACACTCACACAATCACTTTTACCGACGCACCGGTAGCAGGCACAAACAATATTGTAGTAACCGGAACTGGATCAGAGTATCCTTGGTTAGCTTCAGATTTGTATTTGTATGCGAACAGCTTAAAAGGACACGTGGCAGACGGTACAAGTAAAACATCGCCGGTAAAACTGGTAGATTATACAAAAGATGGTATTTGGTCGAAACTTCCGGAAGCCTTAAAAGCCGTGATCGTAGTGAAACGTGCATTACACCAGAAACGATATTCCGATTCTGGTGTTCTTTCCAACAGCAATAGCTGGGGTTGGGAAAACATGGGTAAACTGTGGATCCCTTCTGAAATGGAAGTATACGGCTGTGAAGTATGGGCAAACAACAAATTCGACAATGGTGGATTCGTCCAGTATCCAATATTCAACTGTTGTAACACGAATCGTGTTAAAGGTCTGGGAGACGGTGGGAGCCGCTACGCCTGGTGGCTGATGTCCTCTGGTACTGGCAGCACGAGCCTTTTCTGTAATGTCGGCGTCGGCGGCAATGCCAACAGCACCATTGCAGCCGACGCGCGGATCGGTGCGCCCGTCTGCTTCCGTATTTCAGTATAATGAAAGGAGAATCTTATGAATTATAAATCCGAAATAGTAGCTCTAAAAAGTTTACTCGCTGATACTGATTATAAGGCATTAAAACATGCTGATGGTGCAATGAGCGATGAGGAATACGAGTCTGTTAGAGTACAGAGAGAAGAATGGCGTAGACTTATCAATAAGTATGAAGAAAAAACGAAAGATATGGACGAATCGAAGTTTATGTAATTAACTAAAGAGGGCTTTAATTAATTTATAAAAACAAAAGAAAAATAATTTTTAAGGAGGAATGGAGATGGTAGATATTATGTTACCCTTAATAACTTGTATTTTTGTAGTTTTTGACTTAGCTAGCGGCGGAGTAGCCGCCTGTGCCAACCACAAGTGGAAATCCTCAGAAATGCGGAAAGGATTGTACCACAAATTTGGCTCCATTATGCTTGTAGTGCTTGCGTATCTTATCGACTACGCTCAGAAATATGTAGACTTGGGCTTTCGGGTGCCTATTGCCGCAGGTGTGTGCGTATACATCATTTTAATGGAGCTTGGCTCTATCGTGGAGAATATCGGTAAAATTAACCCAGATTTATTGCCGGACAAGGTTAGAGCGATTTTAGGACTGGACAAAATGAAATAAATTTACGTAATTTTTGCGTGTTTGAGGTGATGCAGTGAACAGAAGTTTGATAAAAAAACTCTGGAAATTAGGCGATAAACAATTTATTGATTACGCCTTGTCGTGTGCCCGCTTAACCTTGCGGGAGCGCGAAACTGTACAGTACTTGCTTTTCGATGGATTAACGCAGGAGCAAGCCGCCGAGAAAATGGATATAAGCACGAGAGGATTACAGGGGCTGTGAAGTTGTGCCGTAGAAAAGATTTTGTTAGTTCCTGGCGCAATTCCGTACATAAATAGCCTTTAAGAAACTAAAGATAACTAAAAATCATGCGAGAAATAAGCGCGTTGCCTTCGTGGTGGCACGCTTATTTTTTTGCGATAATAAAACTATAAGGAGGGCGGAGAGATGTATCAATATTGGAATCCTAACCCAGCGGCGGCAAAAGTGGGAGATTGTACTGTGCGTGCTATCTCAAAGGCTATGGGTCAGACATGGGAAGAAACATATATACAGCTTGCACTGTATGGCTTGATGCTGTCAGATATGCCCTCGGCTAATGCAGTGTGGGGCGCATACCTCAAAGATAATGGATTTAGCCGTTATATAATCCCGGACGAATATATGACCTGTACCGTCTCGGAGTTTGCAAACAACCACCCGGAAGGGGTTTATATTTTAGCACTGTCAGGGCACGTTATAGCGGTAATTGATGGTAATTACTATGATACGTGGGACAGCGGAGCAATGACACCTATCTACTACTGGAGGGAAGGAGGAAAATAAATGTTCGGTTATCCACAATATCCACAACAGTATCCACAGTATCCGCAATATCCACAACCGGATTATCTCGACCAGCTCAACCGATTAAAACAACAGCAGGCGCCGCCTCAACAAATGCAACAACAATCCAATCCGGATGAACGCATTTGGGTGCAAGGACAGGGTGCGGCGGAGGCGTATTTAGTAGCACCAAATTCTTTTGTCCGCCTGTGGGACAGTCAAGCACCAATTTTTTATGAAAAAAGAGCAGACCAGACGGGCAGACCGTTTTTAGAGGTGTTTGAATACAAGCGCAAAGGCACAGATTCGCCCACAGCGGAGCTTTCGCAATCTAGTCAACCAGTCAACTACGAAGAACGATTAAACGCCTTAGAAAGGCAAATGGAGACGTTAAGAAGGAGGGTATTGAATGAACAATCCAATGCAGATGATACAGCAGTTTCAACAGTTCAGGCAGCAGTTTCAAGGGGACCCGAAGCAAGAAGTACAAAACCTGCTAAATAGTGGGCAAATGAGCCAGCAACAGTATAACCAGTTGCAAGGTATGGCGACACAGTTTCAAAACCTTTTAAAGGGTTTTAAATAAATAAAAAGGAGTGATTTCATGGGATTAACAACAGACGGAATGAGCCCGGCAGATTTGGCGGCAGTCACAGGCAACAATAACGGCGCATTTGGTGAGGGCAACGGTGCCTGGTGGATTATCATTCTTTTCCTCTTTATCTTCTGTGGATGGGGAAACGGAAATGGATGGAATAATGGTGGCGGAGGTGTGGCAGACAACTATGTATTAGCTTCTGACTTCGCAACCTTACAGCGTCAGATTGATAGTGGCATTTCCTCCCTTGAGCGCAAGAGTGATACCATCAATAGCGGTATTTGTGACGGATTTTATGCGATGAATACCTCTCTTCTCAGCGGATTTGCAGGAACAAATAGCACAATCCAGCAGAACGGCTATGATACACGAAACGCAATCCAGCAGGGACAGATTGCAGATATGCAAAGCTTTAACGCTTTACAGGCACAGTTAGCACAGTGTTGTTGTGATAACAAACAGGCTATTGCGGGCGTCAACTACAACATGGCGATGAATACCAATGCAATCCAGCAGGAAGTTACAAACGGCTTCTGCCAGACAAACTTTAACAATGCAAACAACACAAGAGACATCATTGACAACCAGAACAACAACGCTAGAGCTATCCTAGATGCCCTCACAGCGCAGAGAATCGAAGCTAAGGACGCTAAGATTGCCGAGCAGAATCAGCAGTTATTTGCGGCGCAGTTAGCGGCTTCTCAGGCGTCACAGAACGAAACCTTAAAGGCATACATGCAGGGTCAGTTTACTTATTACAATCCTAGACCGGTCCCAGCTTTCCCAGTTTCCGCACCATATCAGTACGGTAATTGCGGATGCAATACCGGTTGCGGATGCTAAAATTTTATAATTAGCAGCTTCCTGCATTGACGGGATTGTTCGGCCTGTGCCGATGATGCTTATAGCGGCGGGGCAATCGTTCCGCCGTTTATTATTTAAAAAAAGGAGTGATATAACGTGGCAGAATTTACCAATAGTAATATTGTAACTGTAGCAGCGGGGCAGAATTTACCGCTCACAGAGACAGCCGTAAAGTGCGGTAGCTGTATCGCACACCGAGAAGGGGCGGGAATTGTGACCCTTAGAGGCCTTACAAACCAGTGCAGGGCACGCTATAAGGTCAGCTTTGGAGCCAATATCGCCATACCTGACGGTGGAACTGTAGCACCTATTTCTGTCGCTTTGGCAATCGCCGGAGAACCATTAAATAGTGCGACAGCAATCGTAACACCTGCGGCGGCAGGCGGATATTTTAATGTATTTACGGCAGCGTTTATTGATGTACCGCGCGGATGTTGCATAACGATTGCAGTCGAAAATACATCTACACAGGCAATTAATATAGCCAACAGCAATTTAATTGTTGAGAGAGTAGCATAAAGGAGGGCAAAAATGGAATCATTACACAAATTAAAAAAGATGATGTGTAGAGAGCTGGACGAGATTTCCAACAAAGGCGACATGAGCGCCGGGGATTTAGAAGCAGTCCATAAACTGACAGACACAATCAAAAATATTGACAAAATCATGTATCTGGAAGGTGGCAACGAGCACAGCCGTGGCGGTGACTGGGACGCGTCAGGAAGATATAGTCGCGGGCGTTATCCTGATATGGATTACGGCGACTATAGCAATGCCCGTAGAGGTCAGCATTATGTGAGAGGTCATTACTCTTACAATGACGCAAAGATGCAGGTAAAAGAGACTATCAAAGACATGATGCATGACGGCAATCTGTCTAGCACAGATCAGGCAGCACTAGGCAGAGCATTAGCAGAATTAGACCGATAGAAGAAAGGGGTGCCGCAATGATTAATATGGACGAAATCAATGCCGAAATTGCGGCATTAGAGGCAGGAAAAACAACCTACGCCACTTGCGAACGGCTTTCGATTTTATACAATGTACGCAACAATTTAATGAGCAATCAACAACCGAACCAACTATCTTCCAACACATCATACTACTCTTACAGTTCCGAGCCAGATTCTGAATTTAAAGAAATCGCCCGAAACGCAGACTTTGAGCATTTATTACACGTACTTGATGAACACATGAAAGCAATAGAAGCAATGTACCCGCGTGAATATCGGTCAGTTTTGCGAAAAATAAAAGAGGGCGGTTGAAACGTCCTCTTTTATTCTGTATAATGTAACTGTATCTCTTTTATTTTTAATATTTTGTTATACAGTAACTTGTTTTAACCCGGTGGTTGCGGTCAGTTACTATATAACTAAAACTAAAAAAATATAATATCCTCCACAAACTCATTGGGGGATATTTTTATTTCTTTTACAATGCTTTTCCAAAACACCTGCTTGCCTTGTTCGTCTAACTGCATATACATATCTTTCCAACCGTCAGGAAATCTGCTTTGTATTTTTTTCTTAGTTTCTAGTTCTTCCGTTGCGGCGGTCTGGGATAGTTCTTTTAATTCCTTCGATATAGCCTCGTATCTTTCGTCATAGTATTCTTCTGTTATCCTGCCTTTTTCAAACATTTTATTAATTCTTCCCAGCTCACTGGATAATTTTTTCTTTCTCTTTTCCACATCGTTTCCGCTTGCCTTCACACGACCTTCTGCTCTTAATACATCTAACTGTATTTTTTCTTCGATGTGGTCGAGCATATATGTTTCTAATTTTTTTTCTGATCTCGTGTAGGTCTTGTGCTTTTGTGCGACAGAGTGGGGGCAGTGATATACTTTATACTTTTTTCTTTTTTTGCCTATCGCACACCCGGAAAGCCTGCAACCGCAAAGCGGGCATTTCATCAGGCCGGAGAAAATATAAATACGCCTTTTGCAATCTGTCCAAGTTTTTTGGCTGGATACCTCGTTAATTTTTTGTGCTTGCTCCTCTGTGATGTACGGCTCACAGTAGTTTTTTACTCCATACATTTCACCACAATAAGCCGGGCTAGACATAATCTTAACCAACCTTGTTCTGGTTCTTACAAAATCAGGGTATTTACTCAAAATATAGTCGGCGGTTCCTGCTTTTGAGAAGGTTTGAAAGTAGTGCTCAAACATATCCTCAATTATTCCGCGCGTCTTTTCGTCTTTTACAATTTTTTTTCCTTCTATGCGATACCCTACCGGCACCTTTCCACCAATATACTCTTTGTTTTGCCTTTTAAACTCCATGACGGAGCGTATTTTCTCACTGTCTCTGTCTGCCTCTGCCTGTGCGACAGATAACATGATGTTAACTTTAAATATTCCCTGACTTGTCTCTGTCTCGTAATCCTCCCAGATAGCCCTCCAAGGCACTTTACACGCATCAAGTACACTTTGTACCTCGTAGTACCCTGCAACGGCTCTGAACCACCTGTCAAGGCGTGTGAAGAGTATTATATCAATCTCATGTTTCTCGCAATCCTCAAGTAACTGTAAGAGGGCAGGGCGTTTTGTGTATTTTTTACGTGCAGATATGCCGGCATCGTTATAAATGCCAGCAACCATATAACCTTGCTCCTCGCAATATTTTTCAAGTGCACCTATCTGCGAATCAACAGACAATCCACTGTTCTTCTGCTCTTGCGTGCTTACTCGCACGTATAAAGCGGCTCTTTTCATTTATTCCTCTTCCTGCCTTCGTACCTCCGGGGCGGGCGCTGCTAATTATAGCTGCTAAGTCTAATTTGACTTTGCGATAATATTTTGCTATAATATAGTTGTCCGCATATTATATATGCGTGTGAGTAGAAATTATTTTATTAACTATTAAGTTAATGGGGAGGGAGGCTGTTTTCAGCCTCTTTTTTCTGTATCTAGCAACATTTGCAAATAATCCTCCCCTGTATCATAGTGCGGCATATCCCACAACATTTCCGCGGTATACCCCAATTTATGCAGCTCTTCTACCCTTTGCCTATATGATATTTTGTCATCGTTGCAAGCATACAAAAAATCATACAAATCAAGAAATCGTTTTCGTAAGGCGATATGAGTGTTTTTTTCTACTATATCCGTTATCTTTCTCACTTCGGTCTTTCTGGCAGAAACTAATGCTTCGTGAATTTTTGACAATGCCCATGAGTCCACTTCGTCATGTTTTCCTTTCATCCAAAGTTTAGCACGTCTTTCTCGCAGGTCTAACGCGAGCGATACAAAGAAAGCTTGTTCTGTTTTTTCTTTAAGTTCGCAAAAATCCTCTTTTGCAGTTCCTATAGATTCATTTTTCTTCAAAAAATCCAACATTTCTTTTTTTGCTCTTTCTGCTCCTTCTATCATTTTTTTCTCCTTTAAAAAGTTTCCATCAATTTAGAACTTACAAGACTAGCATAATCTTCGGCTAATTCTTCTTTTGTCATATAGTTTCCGAAACAAATTTCAGCCTTGTAATTTTCTTTAGCAGTCAAGAAAAGGTTAATAAACCACTTAGCCTCGTTTACTTTTTCAATGTCAACCAGATTTTTTTCTCTGATTGAAGCCAGGTAACTGTTTTCACTTTCTTTGTTGAGTTTCAGACTCAGATTTAACGCTTTGATTACGCCATCTTTAATGTCCTGTGCCCATGCAATCTGTTTTACGGAACCTTTTGTGATTTCTCCCATGTTCTTTGCCTCCTTCCATGCTAATTTTAATCCTTCGGAGATGCAAAGACCTGCCTTTTTAACTAACTCCCACGCTCTTTTCATGATTTTTGATAAATTGTATTTTTTCATTTCTTTGTATCTCCTCTCTTGATTTACTCACATTATACACGATAATGTCTATTATGTCAAGAGGAAAATACACGAAAATATACTATTTTTTATATTCCACGATATCGCACACTTGGCAGTCCAATTTCTCACACAAATACATAATTGTATCTATATTCACGTTTCTGTCGTGCCGCAACTTATTGACCAACGCCGGGGAAAGATTAAAACTTTCCTTATCTAATAGGTTGGAACGCTTTAGCCCTCTGCGTTCTAATGTGTCCCATAAATTACTATATGAGATACTGCCTTTATATATGTTACTTCTTTTTCTTGCTCGTGTTTCCATTTTGAAACCTCCTTTAATCGTTATAAATATATAGTACATTATTTTGAAATAAATATCAAGAAAAAAATAATATATTTTCGTGTATTTTTCTCTTGACATAATAGTCACTATCGTGTATAATGTGAGTAAATCAAGAGAGGAGATACAAAGAAATGAAAAAATACAATTTATCAAAAATCATGAAAAGAGCGTGGGAGTTAGTTAAAAAGGCAGGTCTTTGCATCTCCGAAGGATTAAAATTAGCATGGAAGGAGGCAAAGAACATGG